GCTCGTTGGGCTAAGAACATTTGATAATCTGCGTTATTTTTAGCAGCAGTAAGATCTGCTTTATTAGTTTTAGTTGCTTTACGCAGTGCTGATTCAGCTTTTGCCTGTGCTGCTATTGCAGCATTAAGGTTTTTCTCTGCATCATCTAAAGTTTTTTGAGCAAGTTCCCATCTTTCAACTACTGGCTTTAATTCACCAGCAAGAATATCCATTTCTTTTTGGGCTTGCTTTTCTGCACGATAAGCTTGTCTAGTTGGAGACCCTGGAATAAATCTTTTTGCTGAATCTGCTCGCAAACTAGTGTTATGAACAAGATTATTTATACCAGGAAGTACATTTTTAAGTAAACTTAGGTTACCAAGAGCCATACTTGCACGAGCAAACGGATCAAGTATTGAGTTCTTTGGTATATATGCAAGGCGAATAAGGTTTAAGTTACTAAATACAGCGTTTGCTAAATCTAATACCTCACCAGTACCCATGACAGCCTTAGAAGCAACCGCTCCTTTGACCTGTCCAGCAGTAATTGGTGACCTTCCACCTAAAACTCTTTTAGAATTTAATATAATTTCTATTTCTAACTTACGGAAATCAAGCATTGGAATGATTGATGCTTCGTTTGAGATAGAAAAGAAATTACTTACGTTAATTCCACCGTTTTCATCTGGAACAAAACCATTTTTTGTGGCATATTCTTTGATTGTTTGACGGCGACCTTTAACTGCACTGTGCCAACTGGTAATTAATTTAACCTGATCAGCAGAAGTTCTGATATCAGCCACATCTGCAGCACCTGCAAACTTGGCTAGTTTTAACATTACCTGTTGTTCAATATAATCTAAGGCAATTGCACGTTGAGTATCATCTTGGGCATTTAAAAACCTAGATACCATCTTGCGTTTAAAGTCTGTACCTTCTTGACCACGAAGGATTTGTAGACGGTTTAGATCTGAAAGTACATCCATTGCTGATTCATATTTACGTGGGTTTGATATATTAATCATTCCCTGTGGACGACCTGACCCTACCCAAGCAATGGTACGGATAACACGATCATATGGATTTGATTGGTAAACCTGAGTGCGCCAACCGTTGCCACCATCTTTACCAAATAATTTTAAATCACCAAACTTGGCTTGGAGCTTAAGTTTTTCTTTGGCAAGTTTTATTGATTCAACAGATGCAAACTTACCTGGTTGATAAGATGAGAACTGACCAACATTAATATCATCCTTAAAACCTTCTAAGGCATATCTAAATTCTCTGTCTCTTGCTTTCTTATCTTCAATAATTTGTGTATATCTGGGCGTTAACTTAGGATCTAAAGCTTCTGTATGAATCTTAGATAGATCTGAAATTGGATCTATATTATTCATTCCATAGTTATCTAAGTGATCAGCCATTAAAGGTGACTTAGTAAAGAATCTTTGGAAAGCTAACTTATCTCCACGCTCAGCTAATAGATAATCTGCCATATCTCTATGGTTATCAATGCGAGCCATAATCGCTGCAGAGCGATTAGGGTTAGATCCATTAGATACTAATGGGTTAGCAATAATCTTACTTACATCTTTTGTTTTAACTGCATCATCTACTAATTTAGATAATCCTGTAGGTGCTGGAGTTCCATCATTACGAGTACCCCATGCAACTGCATCTTCTAAATTCTTTTTAAATAAATCTTGGTCAGCTTTACTTACTATCTTTTCAGAACCAAGTGCTGTGGTCTTTGCTGTTTTAACCGCAGAACCAATACCTTTACTACCAAGTAAAGCAAGTCCTAGGTCAGTACTGCCAGATGCAAGCCATCCAAGAAATTCATTTTTATACGCTTGGTTTCTTTGCTTGTCATCAAAGACGTTAAAGTCTTTGTCCATGAATGTAGGTGTAATTTGGTCTGGCAAAATTGAGCCAACTGTTTGACCAACCTGGGTAGCAAGAGCCTGACCCATTGAGATCTTCTTGGCTTGCTCTCTAGCAAATCTAAAACTTTGTACAAATCCTTTTGTTTGACCTTGACGTGCTGCTTCAGCAGCAAGGAAAGGTGTTGCTACTGTTTGGGTAACGGCACTTACCACACCGCCAACCTTTTCCATTACATTAAGGGCAGGGTTAACTACATATTTATATAAATTTGGTTTGCTTTTTGAACTTTCAATTGCTCCAGCAATGCCAGCACCAACTTTTTCTTCTACTCTACCTACAGCAGTTTTATCTAATACTTCTTTTTTAAATTCATTAACTCTGCTTAAAGGGTTAGGTGTGGAAGTTGTGCCTGTTTCAGCTCTCCAGTCATCCCATATTCCCATTCGGATTAATTTCCCTTCCAGCAGTTAATTCTTCTAGTAATGCATAACGATCATCATCTGATTCAAATTCAAATCGTGCTAAATCCCAAGCAACTGGTGCTAATTCAAAACCCAGATACTCAAGATTCTCTTCAAACTTTTTAAATATTTTCATCTATTTGGCTTTTTAAATATTTAGTAAATGCCTTCATAGTTCCAGTTGAATTAGGTGAATCAGCAAATGTCTGCATCAACGGAAGGTATTTAGATATCATAGATAAATCTGCAATTTGTGTATCTGCTGGGTTTGGTAGATTAAGTATTTCTCTACCTGGACCAGGAGTATTACCACCAACTCCAGCGGTAACAAACTCATTAGCTCTACGTGTTTCCGCACCCAATGGAATAATGTTTGCTAAAGGATCTTGTGCTTTAGCCATAGGTGCAGACTTCTGTTCTGCTAAAAATTGTTGTTGCTCACCATATGCTGCATCTGGTAATCGTTTTGCACCTTGTGCTGGAGGCAAGTCACTTCGATTAGACATTGCCCCAGGCATAGGAACAGCAGCAGGATTAACCATTGACATAAGTTACCTACTTCTTTTTAGGACGATATGGAACAGGACCTGCATATCCACCAGCTGGAACTTTTCCTTTTGATGGGATATTAATTGCAGTGTTTCTGTAAATCTTTCTAGGATCTTTAATCTTTTTGTTTGCTGCCATTAACTCTGAAAGAGTTACGCCAGACTTTTTAGCAATACCAGATAATGTATCTCCAGCATTTACTCTGTAAGTAGATCCACCTGCACCTACCTTTGTGCCAACAAATCTTCCTTGACCAGTAATACGTGGTTGATTACTTCTTGCCTCTGGTCCTGGAGTTTTAGCAGCATTAATCTTTGCTTTTTTAGCACCTGCTGGTTCTTTTGTTAATGCCTGTAATACTGGCTTGCCAACTAAACCTGCAGCGGTAACTGCTAAGGCTGCTCTACCTGTAAGTAATTTACCTGCTGCTTTAGCAGCACCTAATGCTGCAGCTTTTGCTCCGCCTTTTTTAGCAGCGGTTTTAGCAACAACTGGACCTGCACTAGGACGTACAGCAAGTTCTTTACCTGGAACATTTGGTTTAGATGATACAACTGTTGAAGGTACTTTAATAGCCTTAGCTGCTTTATTCTTTTCAACAATAGATTTAATTTGTTTATCATCAAACTTAAATGTAAGTTTGCCGTTCTTCATAGTACCTACACCGATTGGTTTAGCACCTGCTGAAACTTTACTAGCAGCAGACTTGGCTGCTTTGGCAACAGGGGCTGCAGCTTTAGCTGCTACCTTTGCGCCTTTTTCCTGACGAAATAAAGCCTTGTTAAGTGCAGACTTTGGCTTTACGCCTTCTTTAATAAGTCTGTCATAAATTGCCTTACCTTCTGCATTAAGTTCTTTACCTGCAGCAAAACCCTTTTTAGCAACTGGTAATTTTTTATCAGTTGGTAATCCTGGCTTCTTAGCATCTGCTGGTTTAATAGGTGTCTTCTTAGGTAATCCTTCACCTTTTTTAGCAGGCATATTTTTCTTTGCTGCTGGTTTACCTATTACTTTTCCTTGTGGCTTTGGTTCTGGTGCAGTAACTGCGCTACGAACTTTTTGATTTGCACTAGGTGTTTTATCTGCTGGCTTGCCAGCTTTTGATGCTTTAGGTTCAGACATTCTTTTTTGTGCAGTCTCTGCTGCTTCACGATCTGCCTTTGACATTGCTTCTAATTCTGCTTTGTCATAAGGATACATCTTTAGTGCTTCTGCTTTAGCAGCAGCACGATCACGAGCCATACGCTCTTGTGCGGTCTCAGTAGGTTTAACTCTAATTTTATTACCTTTGTCGTCGGTAATATAACCCTTCTTAGCTTCCGCTTTCATTTCTTTAAGAACTTCTACATCGTCTTTAGAATACTTTGTAAAAGGATCTTTTAATCTTGCTTTTTTTGCACCGCTAAAAGTTTTTTTAGCTTCAACTTTGGCAGCCTTACGTGCCTGCCTGAATTTCTTTGGAGTCTTGGCTGCCATAGTTATCCTTTACTTATAAAATAAAATTACTTAATTTTGTTGTTGTTGCCTTTGATGCCTTTAGGTGTAATGCCGAACTTAACCATTCCGCCACCTTTAACAGCACCTGCTGGCTTCTTGCCCATCATTGCGCTAGAAGTTGGAGCCTTGGCTGACTTTCCTTGCTTTCCGATCATTTGTTTCTCCTTGTTATGCTGGTATTTGACGAGTAACTCTCGCTGATAGATTTGGGTTTCCTCCGCCAGTTAAACCTGCAAGAAGTTCTTGCATTGCTGGTCTACCTTGTGGAAGTTGTGGTGCTTGACCACCAGCCATTGGCTCAGGAGTTGCTGGTACTTCTGGCATTCCTGGTTGTGCTGGTTGTTCTTTTGGTGCTGGTTCTGGCTTAAAAGCATTTGCTACTGCATCTTCAAGAGGTATACCTTTTTTACGATCAGTAATAACGCTTGCCATTTTTTCAACAATCTTCATTGGATCTTGACCTTGCATTACCATTTGTGGAATTGCTGCAGCCATAGAAGATACGGATGCTTTTAATGAATCACGCATTTCTTCAATGTCAATTGCTCTCTCTTCTTCACCAGCATTTAGTGAGATAGGAAGGTTGCGACGCAACATTCCTCGAGAAATTAATTTATCTCCTCTTGCTTGTAGACCCCATACCAATGCACGGTTAGGATCTAAACCTGCCATCAAACCGTATTCAACGGTTACGCCATAGTTACCATTAATATCTGAACTTGGCTTATACTTTAATTTGTATGGAACTCCGTTGGCTGTTGCAGATACTTCACGAGTTAATTCTGGGAAGTATGCTTCATCGGTTGCGTATGCAAATGATATTGCTTGACCAATTGCCTCACCAAGGATTGATTGATAAATCTTAACTTGAGAATCGTATCCAGCCATAAGTGCTTTAACACCTTGACCTGTAACGATAGAACCTTCTGCTTGTCCTGCACGAGCTTGAGGAAAGCGAGTTCCTAATTTCATTTCATCTGCTAGAACATTATTCTCAGCAAATGCATATTGAGGTACGTCTAGATTAACCCTACGAATTTTCTCAGGGCTGTTCGAACGAATGACCGAATCAGGACCAACGGATAGAGAAGTAACATCAGTAGGAAGAGCAAGGGGAGCTTCAACAGATTTTTGAACAGCCTCCATAGTGAGGAGTGCAAGCCTTGCTTTTGCTGCATACACTGGCAACACATCGTCGAACTGACCTCTGGACTCACCATCGAGTGAAGGACGTTGAGCAATCGCAACTGGGACTGTACCTGTTTTGTTTGGTGTCGTCGCAAGAACTAAACCTCCACGATCTGGTAAAAATAAAACTGTTCTATCTTTATCTGTCCAACGTACAACTTGTAGTAATGAGTTACCATCACCACGAGTAAATGAATTGGATTGTAAAATTTGATCTGCATACTCTGGAAAGTGTGCTGCCAAATCACCCGCTTTACGGTGATATAGGCGAGCGTAGGTGTTGACAACACCGAAGCGATCCATGTCGTAATAAGCACCCATAGAGTTTTCAATATGGATGTGTGGTCTCTTGTCTTTAAAGTTTGGTTCAACTCTAATAGGAACGAAACCGTATGTTGCTAGTTGGTCTGCGCCACGCAGTAACTCTGTACCTAGTCTGGATGCTGCTACATAGTAGTTAGCAATCTTTGTA